AAAAGGTTAGGATTTCCTTGCGTGAAGGTGAAGCTACTAAATCTAGCTTCTCCTCATCGATTTCCTTTTCTTCTAATTCTTCTTCGAGTTCATCTTCAATAGTTTGCTCGGTATCCCCTTCGCTTCCTGCTTTGAGAGTCTTTTCAGACTTTTTCTCACCTGCAAGGTCGATGGTTTCTTCTTTGTCCGCATCTTCTTCACCTAACAAATCAATAATGGCATCTTTATCTAATGCCTTATCTTCTACTATCCCAGAATTAGCGGCTGAGCTGTCACTGTCCTGTGCTGACATTAGCATTCTCCGATAATGGCTGGTTAGAACCAGCAGATTCTTGACCCTCCTGAATTCCTTGGGTCGTTTGATTTTGAGTTTCTACTTGAACTTGTGTCTGTCGCATCATATCTTCCATAGCCTTCATTCTGGAAGCTTCTGTATGTGCTTTCATGTGCAACAGAACGTTACGATAACCATCTAAGTTCTCGACTTTCAATAGCCGTCCAGCCGGTCCTACGAGGTAACTCCTACAAATACCCGCTTCGATTGTATGATTATCAAGTTCATAATCAACTTCAACTGAAGGCAATTCAATAGGATTCGCAGGCTGACCAGCCATCATCGCTTCTAGGATTTGTTGCTCGTTCGGAGGCTGCATGATTGGTTCAGAATTGATTAGCAACCGAATTTCTTCATGCTGCTTGTCTACATCATCCTGACCAGGTACGGTGAAATCTTCCAAGCCGATAGCTTCGACCAAATTCTTAATATTTTCAGGTGCAGTCAAAGCTTCAAGAATCACAGGATTCTGTTGCTCTAAGAGTTTCATATACGTATCTTTACGCTGTGACCACGTAACTGGAAGATTCTCGTTCGCCTCTAGCTCGATACGCCCTAATTTACCTTCTAACTCGGCAATACGTACGAATACGTTAATGAAGTTGCCTTTTTCATCTTGCTCAACCTGTCGCTCATCCTCTTTAATCTCTTTGATATAGATAACAATAGCCTTAGCGAAAGTATCCTTCCACCAATAAGTAACTTGCTTCCATGTATTCTGCAAGCGTTGCAATGCTTGCGCACGACTCATAGAATATTCGCTTGCAGTCTTCGATCCTTCTATCTGCCCACCAAACAATGAAGGTAAAGCACCAGATGCCATCTGGCCAAGCTGTTGAATTTGCTGGAAGAATGGCAATACCTCTTGACTTAGTGAAGCAGTGCGAGTCTCGAAGAATCCGTCACCCAATGCTTTACCTGATTTAGCTACTGCCGGATAGACACCACCCGGAAGTACCTCAGTTTGACGATACTGTTCAAAGTTTAGAACACCTGGGTCTGCGAATGTTTGTGAGATTCCATGCTCGATAGTCTGAAGCGCGAGACTGATAATGTCATTAGTAATTTCTTGGCAGTTGACCAATAAGCTGCCCATCGGTCGTTTATGAAGGAAGTCGCTCATCGGATCATACATGATGGTCCAAGAGTCATCTAAATTTTCGTTATAATCATCAGCATATAAATCATTGATCAATACAACTTTAGCACCATCAGGATATTTCTTTCGTAGTAAAGCTGCACCTTCTTCATTCAAGACTTCAAACGCAGATGGCCTCAACCAACAGTTACGTACCGTGACATTATTTATGGGAAATTCACCACGGTATTGTGGACTGAGGCGCGACCAGCTTTCATACGGATCATACTGGCCTCCCGCGGATATGCCAGATTTTCCACTGGGAGACATCTGATCCCGAAGTGTTCCGTACCTCGCAATAGCATTAGAGTAGTGCGTTTCATAACTAAAGAACAGATAAGGAATGTCTTCTTGCTTGCAAGCATATGAGGGTATCTTGATATATAGCCCCCCATAGCATTCCATGCAGACCCTAGATTTAGCCTTCTTAGTAGTACCAGTTAGACGAGTAATAATTAGTTTTGACTTCTGTAGTTCTGGATCTAGAAGGCTAGCACACTCCGGACACAACCTTTTGCCCTGAGTCACGATTAGATCATGCAGTGCTACATCTGAATCGCCAGGTCCGAATTCGTCAGCGATATGAGAACTCATCACATCGTCAGCAAGCCTAGCATTGCAGTACGGGCAGATATAGGCTTCCTCTTCTACATCTTCGTACTCTTTCTCTTCATACTCTCCATACTTCTTGTCTTCGCGGGGATAGGTGTAGCAAGCAACCATACCCTCAGTACAGAACAGATAGAGAGCATGTAACCAGAGCAATGGAACATTATTATGACGACCAATTAGTAGCGCAATCTTATCTCCAGCCTTCGCGGTCATCAGGTCTAGTGGATTTTCGGCGTCATCAGGAAAGCATTTAATCCCAGGTATAGTAATTGAAAGAGCAGCAATGATACTTTCAAGGTAGGCTCTAAAGATATTTATTGGCTTGTCGTAGAACTCTTGGTCGGTATCACTCCCGGTTGCTGTCTCGTCCCACACTCTCCAGTCGTGAGCTACTTCGCTGTACCAAACACGACTAAATCCCTCCCAGAGTAGCTTGAGTCTACGCCATTCGCGTAGTTGTCTCTCCCGAACACTTCGATCCTCAGCATCGAAATGCTCGACTACTTGCTTGAGAAGATTCTGGATCTCTTTACTAGTTTCCATGTGTCATCCTCGCCTCACTTCGTTCGGCTCGGATTAATATTAATTCATGCGTCATCAGCGTGACTTCATGTATCATCAGCGCGAATCTAATCAACTTTAACGGAGGGGAATGTCAACGATCCCAAATGTCCTGAGCAAGTACAAAATCAACAAGAGAACTACAACAATCCTAATGACGACCCGGAATGGCTCGGCCATAGGTATGTAGTTCTCTATCAAGTACATCACAACTCCGGCGACGACTAGAACGATTAACAAACTGATCATGTTCGTTTTCCATTCTTTTCACCGCGATAGTCTTTCGAGCCGCTCTTATGTTCGAGAAACTTACGAGCTACAGATGGACTCGGACCTTTACTGCCGAGCGTAGACTTAGCTCCATGAGCCATAGCTTGCATGAATCGTCGTTGCTTCTCGCTCTTAGCAGGCATTACTTTTCTTTAGCTTCTACATTCGGAAGCTTAAACTTCGTTTCAACTTTTGTTTCGGCCTTTGCGTCAGTTCCCTTCGCGGTGACGGCACCCCTAGCTGCAGGAGCTGAAAGAGTGAATGTTAGCACATTCGACATTACGCTACTACCACTGTACACGCTGACCGGGATAGCGGCGGGGGTTGTGGCTGTAGCCATGTTCACCGTAGTGGTCAATTCAGTGGCACTAACATACGTCGTTGGTTCGGGTGAACCATTCCAAATGATCTGTGACTGTGCATCAAATCCAGTACCAATCACACGCAACGTGAAGCTGGCGTCACCAATCGTAGCACTAGAGGGGTTCAATAAACCCAAAACCGGCGAAGCAACTGATCCATTCGTTAGAATATAAACGATGGCATCATATGCCTTCTTAGAGAACTGACTGTCTGAACATGCGTAGTCCAATACAGCCTTGATGAAATCCTTCTGCTCATCTGTCACCTTTAGTGCTGGTGAACTCAGCAGTGTTGGTTTGAATGCGTCTCTATATCTCGGTGTCAGTACTGCCATTTTTATGTCTCCAATCTTCATGTATCATCAGCGTGAATCTAGTCACGATTCAAGGTTAACTAGCAGATACCATACCACTAGGCTTTGGAGGCTTAGCCAGTGTCTTAGGCTTCTGCATAGCTTTTATCTTGCCGAAGATTGAACTACTTCCACCACCCTTAGTCGAAGCTGCAGGCTTACCAAATACACCACCAGGCTTCTTCATGGTAGCCTTCATTTTACCAGGACTGAACTTCTCTCTAAGACTAGCCGGAGCCTTCATCATTTCATCACCCCTTCTTCCAAACCCAATTCCTTTTCTAAGCTAGCAATCGAACTAGCTGCATGAGCTTTTTGCTCAGCCAGAATCTTGGCTTGCTGTCTGTCCTCAGCTTCAAGCATCGCTCTTCGGACGTTCCAGGTCATTGCCTTCGGTGCTAGTTTCTCATACTCAATGGGCGGTGAGAGCGGCGCGGAAGATTTGCTTGACGACATTATCAGATTCAGTAACTGCCGCTTCTCGTCGTTTGCGATACTAAGCTGCATCTGCAAAGTTTCGCAAGAGCGGCATGGTTCTCGTTCTAAATTAAACCATTTACGAATCAATTCACCAATTAGCATCATGCTCTCTTAAGCATTACATTGATTGGCCCAGCCGTTGTTACGCGAATGAAAGCACCTAACGGCTCACCCTGTCCTGCTGTGAGTGTAACTGCAGCATTTGCAATGAATACATCAGTGTTACTCGTTTGGATTGTAGGAGTAGTGGCATCAGTAAACAATGTAACTCGAACAGCAGGAAGCGCATAAATGGTATTCTGCACCATGCTGTTCAATCCTAAATTGAGCTTTTCCATGTGGCTTATACTCCGGCTATATCATCGCCATATCATTCCCGATCCCATGTTCCCTGTGAGACCATGGTTTTGTCAATTTAGGCCATAGTCCTTCTACGCCGATGAAATAAACTCACTGGCTTAGTCTTATTTCTATCAAGTTCGGACATATTCCTATAGAAGGCCGTCCAATCATTCGTTGCGTTGAGCTTAGCCGCTAACTGCTCACGCTTCTGAATAACTTTGAT